CTGCCCCGGGGGGAGGCAGCGCGCGGCGACGGTGGGCGGGTTAGGAGCCGGACCGGATCGCGACCGCGCGCACGAGGTGCGAGGCGCTGTTCGGGTCGGTCGGAGTGATGGGGTCGTTCACGGTCGCCGTGCCGACCCATGCGTTGACGAGCGATCGGTCGGTCGTGTTCGTGTAGTCGTAGTCCATCAGCCAGCGGACCGACACGCCGTTGTAGAACTGCGCCTCGCCCGCGCGAGCGCCCGCCTGCTGCGTCTGCCCGAAGGTCGCGCCCCGCGGGACGAGCGGCGCCCGGGTAGCGAGCACGAAAGCGGTCCGGTGGTACGCGTACGCGACGTCGTCGTCGATCTGGGTGGTGGGAACGACGGCGAGTCCCGCGATCATGCCGATCATCCGGCGCCGCAGGGCGTCGGTAACCTCGGGACCGATCGCGTCGAAGCGGGCGAAGCGGTCGTCGGTGACGATCTGCTCCTTCACGTCGGCGCCGACGAGCAGGTACCGGTCGTCCTCGGGCACGTTCTGCTTGTCGAGCAGCTTCGCGGCGCGAGCGGCCACGAGGTACCAATCGGTCGAGCCCGAGACGAGAAACTCGGTGTCGGTCGGGTCGATCGTGTTGACGTAGGTCGCGTTCTCGATCTCATCGATCGCCTCATCCTCGATGCCCTCGACGACGGCGCGCACCTGCGGGGAAAGCACCTGCGTCGCAAAGTCGGTGATGTCGAGGGTGAGCTCTTCGTCGGTGATCGGGGCGCCGTTGTAAACGTCGGTCGTGAGCTGCACGGGCACGCCGAACTCGTTCGACGCGTCGTTGACGATCGCCGTGCCGGCACGCAGGGTGCGCTTACGGGCGGTCCGGCGAGCAGGGACGCGCATGGTCACGGTGTCGTTCAGGGCGCCGGTGAACTCACCCGGGTTGACGGCGTCGGTCCACAGAGTCTTGCCGACCACAAGGTCGCGGTACAGCAGGCCGACGGCCGCACGCGCGATGACGGTTGGCTTAAGGAACTTGTTAGCCACGCGGGCTCACTCCCATCTATGCGCGGCCGGCGTTCCCGTACCGCTGCGGTTTAGCGTCGCGGGACTTTCGCGACGAGCTCTAAGGGATCCATCTTCTCGAGGTCGGGCTCGGCGCCCGTTGTGCCCGGGGCGCCCGAGCGCAGCGTTTCTTTCGGCCGGCGGCCGGCGGCCGGCGTGCGCTGCGCGTCGGTCTCGCCTCCCTGCTGCGCATCATCGGTGCCGTCGCCTTCGGTCCCCTTGCCGGCATCGCCGTCGGTTTCCGTGGTCGTCTTCGTGGTGGTCGTCTTCGCCTTACGCGCCGCGACGTCGATGCCGAGGTCGTCGACGAGCTCCTGCGCGTCGGCACGCAGCTCGTCGGCACTCTTGCCGGACAGTCGCCGCGCCTCCTTCCGCGTCAAGCCGAACTCGTCGGCGACGTCACGCCGCGCGACCTCGAGATCGGCAGACTCGGCGCGCTTGGCAAGCGCGGTCATCTGCTCAGTCAACTTGTCGAGCTGCGACTTGCTCTTGTCGGCATTGCTCGCCGCCGCTTTGAGGTCGTCGTAATCGGCGTACTTCGCGTTGAGCTTCTCCCGCTCCCGATGCGCCCCCGCCGCGGCAGCGCGGTCGAGGTCAGCCTGCGTGAACGTCTTCGTGCCCGACTCTCCGTCGTCACCCATTGCCCGAGTCTCCGCTCGTATACTGCCCCGCTGCGGGTCGACCGTTGTCGAGCCATCTGCGGTAGTTATTGAGAGCATTATTGCTTGTGTCTACCGACATTGTGCCACTCGCCTTCGCCCATGCTTGCGCGTCGCGGAATTCGGCGTGGAACTTGTCGGACTGAGCGGCAACGCCGACGGCCGCGGGGTCGCCGCGGTACACGGGCTCGGGCATGCATGAGCAGTGATCGTGCGGGTGGAATTCGGCCGTTTGCTCCGATTTGTACGCAGGTCCACGAGCAGCAAGCGAGCGGCAGAACGCGCACGGATCGCCGCTCGTCGCCCGCAACCAGCCGAGCGCGCGGCCGTCGGTCGCCGTGCCGTCGATGATCGTTTGCCGGCCGCCCCCGAGCACGAGCTTCGTGAGCTCACCCGAGACCTTGATCAGACCCTGATCCTTCGCACCCGACATCGTCATGCCCGCGCGGCGGCCGTCGAGGATGCCCTTAAGGGCAGCGCCCCGCAGTTGTCCGGCCATCAAGACGAGCGCCGGCGTCACGGCGACCGTGACGCCGGCGGCGACGGCGCTCGCGAGCTCGATCCTGCGAAACAGGCCGTAGTAAGTGGCGCCGGCCGCGGCCGACTGGTCGAATCCACTACCCGCGATACCCGCTGCGGCCTGCGCGAAGGGGTCGATCGTGCCGGACAAATTCTCGACGTCGACCAACGGCCAGATGCGCATGAGCGCTTGCAGCGAACGAGCCCGCACGGCGAGCTGTGCCGTGCGGTTGATGTTCGTGAGCTGCGCGCCCGCGGCCGTGAGCGCCATCAGAGAAATTCCGTCGTGGGTGCCTCGGCCCACGCGATCGAATCCTGACGGTATCGGCGGCCGAGATCCGCGAGCCGTCGCCGCAGCACGCCAACCGATGATGCCTGCGGCTCGATGCACCAACACGCGTTTTGCCACGGCGCATGCGGCAGGGACGTCCACTTGCCGTGGAACTCAGCGGCCGATTCTTTGATCGCGGTGTTGACCTCGGCGACGAATTCCGACCATTCCCGCTGAGTAAGGCGGTCGTCGCTGTTGCCGATCGAGACGTAAACCGTCACGCCGTCACCCCCCGCGGCAACACGAGCCCGGTACCGGTCGTCGTCGTACCGTCCGGGTTAGGAGTCGGGGCGCCGGGGGCGCCGGCCGCCTGCGTGTTGAGCAGCTTCGTCAATTGCCCGAGCGAGTCACCCTCGCTAGCCATCTGTCGCCACCGCACGACGTCTTGCCGGGTGACCCCGGGGATGCGGTCCCACAACGCCTGCGGCGGCACGTTGAGCATGGTTGCTACCTTGCCGAGGCCATCGATCAGAGCGCCGAACGCGCGGGCGCTCGTGTCCTTCCATACCACTTCGATCGTGTCGGGCACCTCGATGCCCTTGTATTCGCCGATCGTCTGCGCGAGCTGCTCATGCGACTCGCCGAGGCAGGTCTTCGCGAGGTCGACCTTCCGGTCACGTCCCGCCTCGGCCGCCGCGAGCGCCTCGGCGGAGAGGTTGACGAGCTCGCCGATCAGCTCGTGAACAGGCGTCTGCGACAGGGTGGCGCCATATTTGAGCACTGCCTCACGAGCACGCAGGAAGCCGTCGAGGGACGTCTCGGAGAACTCGCCGAGCTTCACGTCTTCCGGCGAGTCCTCGAAGGTCCACATCTGCGAGGCGCCCGCCTTCATCTTGGCGGCCGTGTTCTCGGGGGTCCATCCGACGATCCACCGCTGGCGGAAGGCCGAGTACCACATCGCCGAGGCGAGAGCGAAGCTCGAGACGTCTTGCTGGTCCTGCAGCGTCATGAGGGGCGCGACCTCGCCCGCCACGATGCACGTCGTGTTGCGCCCGTTGAACTGGCCGAAGGGCTCGGGCGACATTGGCTCGTCGTCGAGGTCGAGGTCTTCGTCGGCGACGTAGCGGATCACGGGAACGTAGTCGACGCCAAGGTCGGCCGGCCCATCGTTCGCGGTCATCGTCTTCTTGTCGGCGTCATAGGCGAAGGTCCACACCTGCGCACCGCCGGTGCCGCTCTGCTCGTAGAACCGGTACCCACCGTTGCGGCGCCGCTCGAATGCCTGCCGCGGGTAATCGGGCTCGTCGTCGCTGTAAAGCGCCGTGACGGAGCGAGGGGAAAACGTGCGGATCACGGGCTCGGGCTTGCCGGGGGTGGCGATGACGTACCCGATGCCGTACTCGAAGACGGCCCGGTACAGCCCAGACTGCCCGCGGTCGAAGCGATTGGCCTGCAGCGCCTGCCAGATGGGCGCGATCACGTTGTCCGGCCCCTGCGGGGGGACGAGACCGCCTCCGGCCGCCTCGGGGTCGACGTCGATGTCTTCCTGCGTGACTCGGATGTTGTCGAGGTACAGCGACTCGACGAGCGACATAATGACGATCTTGATGAGGTTGATACGCGAGATCCGCGCGAGCTCGCGCACCTCGGCGGGCGCGTCCTTCGGCACCACGAGCGGGAGCGCCTGCTTGCCGGTCGCGTACAAGCGCAAGACGTCAAATTCCTGGCGCTCACGCTGCTGGATATCGCGCAGGCGCATTGCGGCGTCGATGGCTTCCGCCTCGGTCATCGCCATCTAAAAGACCGCCCTCCCACTTGTGCCGGCCCGGCGAGTCCGCACCTTGCCGCTATTGAGCACGATCCTACGGCCCATCCTCGCGCCGACGGCCGAGACGGCGAGGTCGACGCGCTTACTCGAGTCACGCGTGACCTTCCCGAGGCTTACCCCCCACGGATTCGGCCGGCGTTTCGCGTTATGGAAGTGGTCCATCATGACGCCGTCGCCATCCCACGTGAAAGCGCTCTCTCCGTTTTCCTCGATGTCCTCGACGGTTTGCATGGCCGCGTGCGTAAACGTCCGGTTGCGGTCCGGCCCGCCGAGCGTCTTAATCCGCATGTCGAAGAGCACGCTGTTTCCGATCTTGACACCCGGGGTCGCCCAGACCTTAAGGCGCTTGTGAAAGTCCCGATGCCACGCGTCGATGAGCGGCAGCCAGTAGAGCGCCTCGGTCTCGTCATCCTTCGCAGGGCTCGGATCGACGCCAAACCACTCCACCCGGTAGTACTCGAAGGCGTGCCGGACGGCGCCATCGACGTCTTCCCGCGGCGCAAGCCAGCCTTCGCCCGCCTTTCCGCGGGGCGGTAGCCAGACGCCGAGGCGGAACACGTGGCCATCGGTGAGCCGGCACCCCGCGAAGGCGGTCGCGTCGCCGCTCTTCGAGCAGTCCAAAAACATCGCGATCTGCTCGCGCTCAACGACGACGAACTTCGGGCGCGAGAGCGCGTCGAGCTTCCGCGGGTCGACCCATGCGTCCTCGGCCGCCGCGAGCCCGTTCAGGTAGTAGCGGATCGAGTCGGCGACCGGCGTCTCGGGGTCGAGCACCTCTCCCATCAGGCGCACGATGTCCGCCCATTCGGCATCGGCGTACGCGGCCTCGAGCCCGCTACGCAGACTCTCGGGATTGAAAACGTTGGTCGTCGGGGGCGCCTCAACCGAGTCATAGAGGATATCGACGGGAATGTCTGGATTATCGGCGTTCGCTATGACCTGCTGCTGCCACGCCGAGAACGTGCGCTCGGCGATCGAGTCGGCGCCCTGCTGATGGGCATTCGTACCGTCGAGCGTGCGCGCCTGCAGCCACGCGGGCGACTTGCCGACGTTGCGCCGGACGACCCGCGCGACGCGATGCCCTCCGGACGACTCCGTCATATGGTGCGTCTCGTTCAGGAAGACGAAGCTCGCCGGGTCGCCTTCGGCGCTGCTCTCCGACGCCGTGAGCACCTCTTGCCGGCCGCCCGTGCCCTTAACAATCGTTCGGGTTTCGCCGCAATCGAGGTCGTAGTACGCGCGTGCCTCCCGCGACCACATGCCGTTGGCGATGCGCAACACGTCTTTCGACTGCGCCTCGCTATTGCTTGCAATTTGCACGAGCGGCATGCCATGCGGCACGCCGACCCACCGGTCTTCGTCATCATCCCAAACGAGCTGCGTAGGGCCGATGAGCTCAGCGTTGCACAGCGATGCGCCGAACGGATCCTTACCAGTCCCCTTCGCGCCGCGCTTCGCGCCGCGCCGGTAGGAGAATCGTCCGTTTGTAGGGTCAAATGCGTACCACAAGATAATAAATCGCTTTTGCCCGGACGTGTACCGCCACGGTCCGCCCGTTTGGTAGTCGATCAGCCCAGGGCCGTCGCCTCGACCTTCCGCCCAGTCGATGACGCCCGGGCCGATCGACCGCGCGATCAGCAGGTCTTTCGCGCCCTGCTCGAGCGGGTAGGGCAGCGTGACCCAAGCATCCGTGCCGAACCATGGGTCACGGCGATACCCGGGCAGCATGAGGTCGGCGCCGGCCGCCTCGGGGGCGTCGAGCAGATCCGTCATGTCCCGCGGGTCTGCTTACGGTGGTGCCGCTCAACGGCTCGGCGGTCGGCGCGCGTCATGCTCCGCCACTTCGCCGGATCTTTGACCCACTCGGGCACCCGGGCCGGCGTCGGCTTGCCATGGACGTCGCAGCTCGCCGGATCGGCGCACGGCTCGTCACGAGCCAGCACGCGCGACGGCACGTCGGCGCGCTCGGCGAGCACCTCGACATCGCGAGCGAGCTGCTGCCGATGCGCGGCGAGCTCGTCGGGCGCGGGCGCGAACGCGCTCAGGGGCGGCATCTCCGCTCGCGGCAAACGCCCGAGCGAGTCGCCGTGATCATTGTCGCGCGTCATCACGACGCCTCGGGAGTGAGGCGTGACGAGTGATCGTCGCCAACGACTTCGCCGAGCGCGATGACCTCTTCGTATGAGTCGAAGCCCTGAGCGGCCAGCGTCATGCGCTTAAGCCACTTCTCCGTAGCCTCGGTGCCGCGGGCGCCGCAGAGCAGGCAGCGCGGGTGCGCGAGATCTTCGAGGTCGAGTCCCTCGTGCTCACACTCCGGGGGCATACGCCACTCGAAGACGCATGAAAGCTTGGCGCCGGCGTGCGCGAAGCAGCGATCGGTGTCAACGACGATGATGTCGCCCGACGCCTCGCAGTGCGGCTCGTGGGCGTCGGCCGACCATTCGATGACGATCGGCCCGGTCAGCAGCTCGCGTTTCTGCAGCCTCAGGGCGCCCATCACGCCCCCCTGGGGATGTATGCCTGCGGTCCGGTCGGCAACCCGATCGCCGCAACGCCGACCGGAGACGCAGCCTCGGCCGCCTCGAGCAGCGCGCCGAAGGCGCGGCCGGCGTCGGCCTCGCGTTCCGGCGTAGCGTTCGCGCAGCCGAAGCACACGTCATCGCCGCCCGGGCCGTACGGGCGAAGCTCTTCGTCGTCGGTACCGCAGTAGTGGCACCTGCCCATCACAACCCCCGGTAATCGTCGAGCTGCACGACGCCGGCCGACGCCGCGTTCTCGTCGGGCTTCTTGCCCTTCGGCTCGACGTACTTGATGCGCAAGTCGCGACGAGCGTCGAAGTACGTGCCCATCAGCTTCTCGCGTTGCCGCAGCTCGGCGCCCGTGTAGCCGCGCCACGCTTCCATAGTTCGGGCGTGAACCTCCGCCGTATCCATGGCAAATTCCCAGTCGGTCTCGGTCCACAACTTGGCGTGCGGCATGCGCGAGACCGCGCGCCACCACCCGACGGTTGCGGGTGGCCACGTCTCCGAGTTAGCGGCGCCGACGGCCATCACGGAAACGCCTCCGGTCGCGCGGTCGCGCAGCGCGGGCGCGCCCTCGAAGGGGACGTCGTCGACCTCGAGAAAGTCGTACGTCGGATTCTTGTGCCGCACCTGCGAGCGATCAGTCTTCGGCTTAGTGCCCGGTACTCCCATCAGCCCATCCTCTCTCCCGACGCGATCCTAGCAGGTACCTAGTAGCTTTCGGTAACGGTCACGCTCCGTAGTTTCGTGACGGAGAGTGATTCGGACATACCCCCCCGAAACGGTCTCGAAGTCGTAACAAGGCGGAGACGCT